CTCGTGGCCATCGCCGATGGTCGTTGCTTCACGGAATTTCGGGCTGCAGGGGGGTGGCCCCCGGCGAGTGGGTGGGGGCCTGCGCGGGGGGACACCCCTCGCAAAATATGTGAAATTTCCAACCTGGGTAACACCATTCTCTCCTGTAAGACCGTTGCCCTATGTAATGATCTTACCGCTCCCGGCTCAAGCGGAGACTTAGGTGTGACGATTCCGGCCCCGGCCTTGACCGTCGGCCCGGCTCGGTGTATGATCCGCGAATGGACCTTGATCTCGACATCCTCCGCACGACCGGCCGGGCAAGCCGCCCGCTCCAGGCTGAGCTGGTCCGCGAGATCACGCCGGCCGACCTGGCCCTACTCGCAACGGAGAAGGGGGTAAAACCCGCCCCGATCGTCAAGCTCCGCGCGAGCCATCACGCGCTTGCGCGTTGCCTGGCCGGCGGGATGAAGCCGAGTGAGGCCGGGATGGTCACCGGATATTCGGCGAGCCGGATCTCCGTCATCCAGGCCGACCCGAGTTTCCAAGACCTGGTCCGGCTGTACGAGGGCGAGGCCCAGTCCAACTACGAGGCTGGGATGGAGGCAATGCGGAGCCTCCACCTCGATTCGGTCGAGCTGCTGCACGAGCGGGTGCAGGCCGAAGCCATCGAGACCGACGAGCTGATCAAGGTCGTGGAGAAGACCTCGGATCGGATCGGCCTCGGCCCGAAGTCCACCTCGGTCCAGGTGAATGTGGATCTGTCGGCCCGGCTCGAAGCCGCTCGTAGGCGCGCCGGCCTGGACCAGCCGAAGATTTCGGGGCCAATCTTGGACCTGGCCCCGAACCGTGAGGAGCCCGGCGCTTGAGCGACCAACTCCTCTCCGACCTCGCAGCGCTCAGCAAGGACCCTTACCGGTTCGTGCTCTGGGCGTTCCCGTGGGGCGAAGAGGGCTCGGAACTGGCCAGGGCTGGTGGTCCGGAACCGTGGCAAGTTGACTTGCTGGTGGCCGTTCGCGACGGGCTCCTCACCCTCAACCAAGCCATCCTCACCGCTCGGGCGAGCGGCCACGGCATCGGCAAGTCCGCGATGGTGAGCTGGCTCATCCTCTGGGCCCTGGCCACCTTCCCCGATACCAAAGGTGTCGTGACGGCCAACACCGAGAACCAGCTCAAAACCAAGACCTGGGCCGAGCTGGCGAAGTGGCACCGGCTCTTCATCGCGAAAGAGTTGTTCCGGTTCGAGGCCACGTCAATCTCGAGTGTGGACCCCGGCCACGAACGGACCTGGCGGATCGATATGGTCCCATGGTCGGAGCGGAATACCGAAGCATTCGCCGGCCTCCACAACAAAGGCCGGCGTATTCTTGTGGTGTTTGACGAGGCCTCGGCCATCCCGGACGTGATCTGGGAAACCACCGAAGGCGCCCTGACCGACAGCGATACCGAGATCCTCTGGTTCGTGTTCGGCAACCCAACCCGGAACTCCGGGCGGTTCCGCGAGTGTTTCGCGGGCGGCAAGTTCGCCCACCGGTGGGCCTCGGCCAAGATCGATTCCCGCACGGTCAGCATAACTAACAAAGACCAGTTCGCCAAGTGGATTGCCGACTACGGCGAGGACTCCGACTTCGTCCGCATCCGCGTCCGCGGAGAGTTTCCGCGCGTGGGCTCGATGGAGTTCATCTCCCTCGAATCCGTGAACGAGGCCATCGGGCGCGAATCCCCGCCCCTGATGCCGTTCGACCCGATCATCCTCGGAGTGGACGTGGCGCGGTTCGGCGACGACGCCTCCGTCATCTTCTTCCGCAAGGGCCGGGATGCCAGGACCTGGCCCCCTATCATCCTCCGGGGTGTGGACACGATGACCCTGGCCGGGAGAGTGGCTGATGCATATTCTCAACATGACGCTGACGCAGTGTTTGTCGATGGTGGCGGTGTCGGCGGCGGCGTGGTGGATCGTCTGCGCCAGCTTGGTGTTCCGGTTATTGACGTCCAGTTCGGGTCGAAGTCCGACCGGCTGGGGCTAGACGAGGCCCGGTACGCCAACAAGCGCTCCGAGATCTGGGGTTCGCTCCGCGAGTGGTTGAAGGTTGGGGCCCTCCCGCCCCATGACGAGCTGCGGGAGGAACTGATCGGCCCGACCTACGGCTTCAACGCCCGGGACGAGATCCAGCTGGAGCGCAAAGAGGATATGAAGCGCCGGGGCATCGCGTCGCCAGACATCGCGGACGCGCTTGCCCTGACCTTCGCCTACCCGGTAATTCCGAGTGAGAAGAAATCGTTCGGCCTGCCAGCGCAGCAGGCTTTCGCCAAGACGGAGTACGATCCGATGGAGACCGCGGCATGAGCACGGAAGCACAACAGCAAGCGGATGCCCTCCGCTCACAGTACAACCAGGCCCGTGCGATTGCGATGCGCGTTGGGGGTCAGGGAATTATCGGGCGGGCCGTTGGCCTTAACCTGAATGCGGCCGGTGACACGCTAGTCCCGCTGGAAATGCCGGGGCCACTCTTCGCCACGGCTGTGCTGATCGGAAACCCCTCCGTCGTCCCGGCAACGTTCGTGGCTACACTGTGGACTGGCCCAGGTGGCACCGGAACGACCATCCTCGCGCTGACCCGACCGACCGCTCTCGGCTTCTACCGCCTGGCAAACGCCAGCGTCTACAACCAGATCACCGGCGCGATGTATATCAACGTCGCCACTCCCGAAGGTTCGGCAGCCACGATGGACGTCTACGTCCTCGGCTCCTACGTCCCTGCGAGCCTCTGACATGTTCAGCCAGCCCAAGATGCCTCCGGTACAGGCACCGCCGCCCCCGCCGAACGCTCCGACTCTGGCCGATGCGAGCGTGAGCAAGGCCGGGCAACAGACCCGCGCCGCCGCAGTTGGCGGTGTCGGTTCGACCATCGCCACCTCCCCGCAGGGGGTTATGGGCAAGGCCAGCACGGCCGGTAAGAGTTTACTGGGGCAGTAACCAATGCCGTTCGGGGATCTCGGCGCACTGGCTCAGTGGAATCCGGCGACCAACACGCCGAAGCTGAAGTCGGGAGTGGGTCAGGAGGGGATGATCTATCGGTGCTCGGTCTCGGGCACGCAGGCGCTTGACGACAACTCCGAGTGGAATCAGAACGATCTCGTCGCCTACTCGGCCCTGATGGGCAAGTGGTTCCGCCTGGGGCCGGTCAACATCCCCACCGACACCGAGGTCGCCCTTGGCCAGGACAATCAAAAGGTTATCACCTCGAAGAAGCTCGCCGCCGCGATGGCTGCCTGGGGCTTTGTCAATGTGAAGACCTACGGGGCGACCGGCGATGGAGTGACCGACGATACGGCGGCGTGTCAGGCTGCAATCGATGCGGCCGCTGGCAAAGTCCTGCTCTGGCCGGCCGGCACCTATATGGTGACACAGCTGACCGCCCGGGCCAGCTCGAAGTGGTGGGGCATGGGCCTCGCCGCCAGCGTGATCTCTCGCAAGGGCACCGCAGCGCAGGACCTGGTGGTATGCCAGTCGATCGGCTGGACCTCGTTCAACGACCTGACCTTCCGGGGCGGCGACGTCCCAGTCTCACCTGCCTACTCCAACGTCGCGATGAACCTGTGCACCCACTGCCAGTTCACCGACTGCTACTTCGACCAGTTCGACAAGCTCGGCATCGGTTGCCAGGGCTGTTACAACGTGGATGTGGAAAATTGCTGGTTCATCAAGACCACGATGGACCACACGGGCGTCAACGAGGGTTTCCTGTCCGGCGTGTCGTCAGGGCCCTCATTCAACGTCACTGTCCGTAATTCATTCTTCTACAACTGTGGCTCGATCTTCCAGGGTTCGTTCCCAGTGTTCGAGTTCAACTATTGCTCGGGCTGGGGCTACGGTGCGGGGTGCTCGACCGGCACGCAGTCCGGGGACTGGTACGCTCGAATCGCATTCAACTACATGGCGTCCGGGCCCGGCCTGGACAATAACCCCCCGACCTCCGACCACTTCACATTGAAGGGCATTGAGAACTGGTCGGCCTACGCCACCATCGTGGGGAACATTTGTATCGGCTGCTCCGGGCCCGGCATCTTCAACGGCGGACCCTACACAACGATCTCTGGCAACACCTGCGTCAATAACAATAGCTATGGCGAGCCTGACTCCGGCGGCATCGTCATTGCATACTCCAGCCCGACTAACTCCGGTCACAACACAACCGTGACCGGGAACACCTGCCTGGACACAGGGGCCGGCACCCAGTACTACGGCGTCGTTGTATCCTCCCTTTGTGACAACGTAACAGTGTCGGGCAACAACCTCCGCGGAAACGTCACCGCGCCGTTCGAGATCCAGGGCGGAACGAACGCCAGTATCTTCTGGGACGGATTTGTGAACGGAGTGTTGAACGGTGATGCCTGGGGCATCAAGGGCGACGGGCTGACGGATAACGGAGCCCTGCTCAACTCCGGTCTTGCCTTCATCGACGCGAATCGGGGATGTGAGTTCGCCCTCCCGGGCGGGACAATTAAGTCCAGCATTACCGTCGACCACAAGTACCCCAACATCACTGTCCGTGGTCGGGGCAAGACCGCTATCCCAGGCACTTACTCTTTCACCGAGGGCACCAAGCTTTCGGCCTCAGCCGCAATTACACTGTATAAGGTCCGTAGCCCGTATGGCCCGACCTCGCCAAAACTTGCCGGGGGTGGTCTAGTTGGTATTACCCTGGACGACGGGGGCGTAGCTACTCGTACCCTGGAAGTGTCCAGCTATTCCGACTTCCAGTGGGACATCCTCGTCAACGGCACACAGGGCACCGAGGCCGTATTGTTCCAGTCCGGCGTGACCGGGGTGGACCTTGTCGACCCCTGCGACTGCCAGCGTCACCGGGGCCAGATTTTCATCAATCTGCTCGGCAGTCCTGCAGCCCTCGCCGCCGACGGCGCGGTTCTGTCCGGGTCCTCAAACTCCAACTTCAGCTACAACCACGACCTCGAGTTCATCGTCTGGTACAAGAACGGCAAAGCCGTCAAGGGTATCTCCGGTGACAACAACAAGAACATGAAGGTTGTTGCGTTCCGGGCCGCAGGTGGCACCGGCTATACCTTCTACGCCTGTGGCGCCACGGCCTCGTATCCGGTGGGTTGGGACTCGAACGAGATGTATATCGCGGGCGGCGGTCCGATCTACGCCGAAGGGACTGGAGACCCAGGCGTGACCGGCCCGGTCACGAACACAATCGAGTGGCTTGACGATGGCAATGGCACGCCTAACCCGACCGCCGGCACCGGCTCAACCTGGCGTTACCGCCGGATGCTCGCCCAGACCTGGGTGAACGGCAAGTACGAAAACGCAGCGTTCACCGGCAACATCGGTTTTCAGGGCACCACGCCGATTGCCAAGCCCACGGTCACTGGTGCTAAGGGCGGTAACGCCGCCCTGACTTCACTCCTTACCCAGCTCGCGGCCTATGGCCTCATCACGGACAGCACCACATGAGCGATGAAGCCCTGCGCAAGTTCATGGATGGCCGGCTGACCGGGCTGCGGCTCGATCGGTACAGCTGGTGGGTACACTGGCGCGAACTCGCGGACAACTATCTGCCGCGCCGGTACCAGTGGCTCGTGGCCCCGAATAAGGCCAACCGTGGCTCGCCGATCAACGGCCAGATCATCGACTCGACCGGGGTGGTCGCGGCCCGGACCTGCGCGAGCGGGATGATGTCGGGGATTACCTCGCCGACCCGGCCGTGGTTCAAGCTCAAACTGGACGGCGTGGACTCGGTGGATAGCTCAAACCCGATCAGCCTGTGGCTCGCGGAGTGCGAGCGGCGGATGATGCGGGTGTTCGCGGAGTCTAACTTCTACAACGCCATCGCAGTGGTGTACCACGATCTGGTGGTCTTCGGCTCGGCGTGCATGTTGGTGTACGAAGACTTCGACGATGTGATCCGCTGTCACAACCCATGTCTTGGGGAGTTCTTCTTCGCCAACTCTGACCGGATGACGGTGAACGCGGTGTTTCGGGAATTCGTCCTGACCGCCGCGCAGATGGTGGAAAAGTTCGGGCTGGAGAACTGCTCCGATGAGGTCAAGATTCTTTACCAGGACCCGACCGGAACCGGACGCTCAAGAGAGGTACTGGTCCGACATGGCATCGCCCCCAACACGGATGCTAGCCGCTCCGGGATCAGCAAGCGCTTTCCGTACTTCGAGTGCTATTGGGAAGCCTCGACCAACGCGATCGACAAGGTTCTGGACAAGCGAGGCTTCCATGAGTTTCCTGCTCTTTGTCCTCGGTGGGACCTCGTTTCTAACGATGCTTACGGGCGCAGCCCTGCTATGGATGCGCTGGGGGATGTGAAGCAGCT